TTGACAAATACCTATGCCAACCCAAATGCTGGTGTTATCCAGAATGAAGCAATGGCAATGGGCTATGTTGGTATGTTGGCTGGTGTTCCAATTTTTGAAACATCAAACATCACAAGTCAGACCAGTGCCGATGACTTCACAGGTGCAGTATTCCACCGTGACGCATTAGGTTTAGCAATGATGCAAGACATCAAGATTGAAACACAACGTGACGCCAGCCTACGTGCTGACGAAATCGTTGCCACAGCAATCTATGGTGTTGGCACAGTCTATGAAGCATACGGCGTAGCATTAGGATTTGATTCCACAATCTAATAGGCGATAAACTATGGCAATGAGCAACGACACAGATATATTAGAATACGTGCCCGATCTACACGATTACGGCATTCAAGACTTTTCTGCTGATCACGCACGGACTCGCAATGATATACTGCGTCGTTTGCGAATTGAGTGGTATCCAAGACTACAGCCCTACAAATATGACATCAGGTATATCAACACCACTCCAGAAATGGATCCCACGTTGTTGACTGAAAGTCAGTTTACCCGTAGTGCTGTGTATCACGTCTTGGCCTACTACATATTACCAAAGTTAGCCAAGTTTGACCCAGAAGGTGATCGTTTTGAGAATATGATGAAGCACTATAAAAGTCGTTTTGAAGAAGAGTTCAATCTTGTTCTTAAAGATGGTGTAGAGTATGATCTCAACCGCGATGCAACTGTGGATGCTACAGAAAAGGCCGCAAGAGATTTTATGAGATTGGTTAGATAATGAGCCGCAGAGAACTGATCGTCGCTGATGTTGTGCAAACATTGAAAAATGCCGAGGACCCAAGATTTGGTCTTGTGACTCGCGAACCTTTTGATGTGACACAACTGAGTCGTCAGCAGTTCCCTGCACTTTATATCAGCACAGCAGATGAAGCCCGTGAGGACATAACCCAAACAGGCACATCAGGCACCCGTCAAAGCAGATTACAAATCCGCATTGTAGGGTATGTGAATGGCACAACACTTGACACCTTACGCAATGATCTTGTGGAACGTGTGGAAGAAGTGTTGGACACAGATCGCACTCGTGGCGGTCAGGCCTACTCAACACAACTCATAGAGGTCTCAGTAGATTATGCACAGGTTCAGCCTTATGGTCGAGTTGAACTCTTGGTAGAAATAGTTTATACCTATAGAAGGGGATTAGTATGATAGACAAACAAAATAGAGTGGAAGTGTTTGATGGCCGTAAACGCCGTTGGATCCGCGAAGATGAAGTTGCTGAGTTTAGTGCTCGCGGCTTTGAACTTGTGGATGCACCAGCACCGGTCACAGTCGAACTCAAACCACGCAAACAAACCACAGTGGCATCAGAAACCACTGAGGTTCAGCCAACATCGGAGGATTAAGCAATGGCAAATTTCACTGGACAAAGCGGTGTTTTAAAATTGGATAATTATGCAGGCACAGTGACAAGTATCGCTGAAGTGCGTAGTTTCTCAATTGAACATACCGTGAACACCGTAGAGGACACCGTAATGGGTGACCAATACAAGACTTACAAAACAAACCTAAATGAGTGGTCAGGTTCTGCAGATCTCTATTTGAGTGACACAGATCTAACAGCATTTGGTAACGTTTTAATTGGTGATACTGCAGGTGCTCGTAGTGCTGGACAAGAACTACGCATCGAGGCATTTCCAGGTGGCAACACCGTAGGATTTCCCAAACTTAGTGGCAATATCATTGCCACAGGTTTCAGTGTCAGTAGCAGTATGGACGGAATGGTAGAAGCATCCATTTCCTTTAGTGGAACTGGTAATCTAACATTGAGTAACGCAACGTAATATGAAACTTGGGATTGAGATCAAACTCAGTCCCAATTTCACTCGCACTCAGCGGGAGGAATTGGGCCAATTTGTGGAATCTGTTATGGCAGATGTTCGCACCATTGCCGCTCGAAAAACTCCAAAGAGGTCAGGAGCAGCCGCACGTGCCTGGAAAGAACAGGGCTCTGGCACCAACACCGTGGTTGCAAATGATAAGCCATATATCCAACGTTTAGACGAGGGATATAGTCGACAAGCACCTGGGGGCATACTCAAGCCCACAATCAAAGAAATCAAGAGGAAATATCGATGAGCGTATTAGATAAAGCAACACAACATTTTAGATCCAAATTGGATGGCAGTTTAGAAAAGATTCGCGTGGATGAATGGGACACTGATGTTTATTTTTATCCCACATCGCCACTCAAGGACGAATCAACCATTCTTAAATTACAACAAGAAGGCAAAACCGTAGAAGCATTGGTGCAAAGTCTTATTGTCAAATGCCGTAATGCAGATGGATCCAAAATGTTTGCACCGGCGGACCGTGTGACACTAATGAACGAAGTTGATCCACGAGTTATTATTCGTGTGGCCAGTCAAGTCAATGGAGTTGATGACGATTCGTTGGATGAAGTAGAAAAAAACTAAAAGCGGATCCTGACATCTACTTCCTGATGCAGGTATGCCGCGAGTTAGGAAAGACACTGAAGGAAGGTATGTCAATGTCAGTGTTTGAATTAAAATGTTGGGCCGCGTTCTTTAAAATAGAGAACGAGCGAGAAAAACAAGCACTACAAAAAGCCCGTGCTAAAAGATAGGAGCAGAGATGGCAGACGCAACACTTAGAGTCACGGCAGATACCCGTGATGCAGAAAGAGCCTTAGGCAAATTAAATTCAGCCCTGGGAGCATTAGGAGTTGGCGTCAGTGCATTGAGTTTTGCCCGTTTTGCCGATGAAGTTACCAACACAGTCAATAGACTAAAAGTAGCCACAATCCAATATGGCAATTTTGGTCGTGCCCAAGAAGATGTTATCCGTATCAGTAAGGCCACTGGCATCAGTGTGGCCGCCACAGGCGATTTGTATTCCAAGTTGAATATGAGTCTGGGCGAGATGGGTTATAGTCAAGCCAGTGTGGCACGTGTAACAGAAACATTCCAGAAAGCAATGGTGGCCGGTGGTGTGGCCACACAACAGGCACAGGCCGCTGTGCTACAATTTGGTCAGGCCATAGCGTCTGGTCGTTTAGGCGGCGATGAATTCAAGAGTCTAAGTGAAAATGCTCCATATTTTATGAGCAAACTGCGTCAGAGTCTGGGACTTACACAGGCTGAATTCAGACGAATGAGTGAAGAAGGCCGACTCACTCCAGAGATTATTATTCCAGCAATGCGTAAAATGGCTGATAGTGTTTCGTCGGACTCGGGTAAAATGCAAAAGAGCATTGGTCAAGCCGCAGAGATATTACGCACCAACCTAATTCAAGCCTTTATTGAGTTTGATGAACAAAACAAAATCACTGAAAAAATTGCCAATGGTATCCTAAAACTAAGTGATAACTTAGACAAGGCTGCTATTGTGGCTGGTGTATTTGTAGGCACCCTGGTATTGACATCCGCAGTCAGTCAGATAGTGACTATGGCTGCTGCCATTAGATCTGCTACCACTGCTATGGCCCTGTTCAATGCTATTGTAGGTAAAAATCCATTGGTCAAATTGGCCTTGGCCGTTGCGGCAGTCACAGCCACGGTGTTGGCATTGCAAGAAGATCAATCAGCCAATCAGGATGTGCTTAATTCCAAAGCCAATGAACGCAATCGTTTAGATGAAATAGCCATTGCCAATGAAAAAATTAAGAAAACGCTGACTGCTGATCAGATCAAGGCTTTTGCTGAATTAGAAATCAGCATCAAAAAAATGGGTCAAGCACTTGAACAAGAACAACTCAAATATCAGTTGCCACCCAGTGCATTAGAAGCCAGACGATTGATTTTTGAAGAAGAACAAAAATTAGTCAAGGTAGGACAAACATTAGGCCAACAACAGCGAGATAGAATAACTCAGATTGCCCAACAAACTCAAGCGGCCAAAATACAAAACGCTGAAATAGAAAAACAGATACAAGTCAGCAAGCAATTGGCTGATGCCTATGATGGTCCATTGGTAAGAGCAGTTAAAAACTTCCAATTGGCCACACAAGAATACAATCGTGTTAGAGAAATGGCCAACAAAGGACAGTTGGATGATATCAAACAACTTACTGAGGCTGATAAAGGTCAATTAGAAGGCCGGAAACAGATACAACAGGCCATTAGTGTGGCAATGGATTATCAAATAGGCACACGACTCAAATTAGAACAAGATTATCTGTTGCAGGTAAAAGATGCCAATTTGGCCTTGGATACTCTACAACAACAACTGGGTATAACTCAAACAGAACGCCTGGCTCAACAAAAAATGATTGAGTTTGAATTGCACAATGAATATTTGATGAAATTGTTGCAGGCTGATCAAGACTATGCCAATAGAAGTTTGCAAGTTAGACAAGCCACAATCTATCAGCAGATGCAAGCACAAGGTAATTCAATGACTCAGCAAGTGCTGGGACAACAAGGTATGATGGATGCGGCACGAACTCGTGCTGAATTTGAAAAGAAAACAGAATTACAAAAGAGTCAATTTGCCATTGACCAAGCGGCACAGATGTTTACTGCATTAGGACAATACAACAAGAAAGCCTTTATGGCAGCCAAGGCATTCAACATTGCCAATGCCATAATGAATACCTATATGGCGGC